CACTGCACCAAGTAACTTCAAATCGTATGAAGAACTTAAGACAAGACTAGACGCAGTACTATCTGGTAAACAAGTGGTAAGTAATCAAACAGTTGTTGATGATACCGTTGTTGCACCAAAGGTAGATACGAAACCTGTTGAGAGTAAACAGGGTGAAGAAGAAGATACTATGGATTATTTCAATAAACTTGCAAATGCATAGTTAACCAGCAAACGCAATATCATTGTGTAAGTGGTTGTTGTGAACAATCTGTTTAGAATGGTTGTTCACAACGTCTTGTTTAACTTTACTTGAATTATCTTGACTAATATTATTAACAACAGTGGTTTCACCACCACCACTTTTATTCAATGCATTATCATTTATTTCTTCATTTCTACTATGTGCAATTTCAAAATGTTTTTGAAGTGCAGCAGTAACAGCTGCATCTATTTGTTCTTGAGTTGCATCTTTTTTAATTAAATCTTTACCAAACTGTAGTATTTTACCACCAAACTCTTTGACCTTCTCTTTAGTAGGAATTGCATCTAAAACTCTATTTTTTAAATTTGTACCAAAGTTTTTAAGTTTTTCAGACACATCTTCAAAAGAAGGAAGTTCAAAACCAGTTATGTCTTCAAACTTAGCAATCATACTATCTTTTAATGATGTAAATTTATCACCTAGTTCAGTCAATTTACCTTTTAGACCCTCTGCAAACCCAGCCATCTTTTCTTTAAGTTCATCTTTTGTGGGTAACATTTCTTTGAATGCAGTAAACTTTTCACCTATCTTATCACCTATACCACCAAAGAATTTTGATACACCCTCTGGAGTTCCCATACCTAATGTAAGAATACCAACTGCACCACCTACTAATGCTGCCTTTGCAATATCCATTTTAGTTGCAGTTTCATCTTCTGCTTTTTTCATACCAGCTTTAACACCACCAATGATACCTGTAATACCTGTCATAATTGCAAGACCGATAGGGCCAGTTGCAATTGCAGCTGCACGACCAAGACCAGCAAGTCCAACTCTTCCAGCAACACCTGCTGCAGAACCTAATTTACTACCAAGTCCAGCAATTGCACTACCTGCTGATTTAACACCACTGACAATTCCACTACCTGCTGCTCGAAGACCACTTGGTATTGCTCTAACACCACTACTAATTCTACCTCCAAGATTCATTTTTTGAAATGGGGAAAAAAATCGTGATAATCTACTTGAAGGTTTATTCATCTTGGGGTCAAGCTTAGGGCCTACAATCCTATTTGCAATTTGTTTTGGGTTTTGACCAAGAAAAGTTCTTATTGTTTTAAAACCTTTACTTATAATAGCAGTTGGTAAAGACAGAAGTAAAAATCTTAAAGTTCTTAATGGACTTGTGAGTGCAATGATTACTCCAGCAAGAAGACCAATTTTTGCAATTTTTGGCCCCAACTCTTCTAAATTTGTATTAAAATTAAAAGTGTTCTTCATAAAATCATCAAATGCTTTACCAGCACCTTTTATTTTAAGAATCAAAGAATCTAATGCACCTAAAAATTTCATAAAAGATTCTGATTGTAAAAATTGTACTAAACCAAGCAATCCTAAAAATTTTAGGAGAGGGCCAGCTTTACCACCAAAAATTTTTCCTAACTTATCAAAATATCCTCCAACTTTTTTCTCAATACCAAACAAAGCTTCTATAAACCTTTGTTCCTTTGCTTCTACTTTTTTTGCAGTAGACTGTTGTTGTGATTGTGAGGGTTGTCCTTCACTTATTGCAATGACACTATTCAATATTTCTTTTAATACGGTAGAGTCTTCTTCAGTTTGTTTATTAAGTTTTTTTACCTCATCATCTGTTTGGTCTATTCCTTTTTTCTCAGTGTATGTTTGGTTGACTCTCTGCAATCTACTTGCGTTAAGTATCTCACCAAGATTTTGTTTTATGGAAGAACCAAGAGATGGGTCTTTATTACCCTGTTCAATAAGAGCATTTGTTTTTTGTAATTCACCGATTACACCTTGTAATAAAGTTTCAGTAGACATTATTTTTTCTTCTTATCTGAATATGCGTTTGCACCAAAGAAACCCATGACGATAGCTGCAACTGAAACAAAATATGTTGCGGCCATATCACCAAGTATTTTTCCTGCTTGTTCCAAACCAATTAAATTTGCAAGTACCACTGCAAAGGGATATAGTAACATACCAAGTAAAGAGAACCAAGCCATCTTACGCATTGCATCTCTACGAGCATCTGCATCTTCTAGTTCTTTTCTTTTAAATTCCAAATCCATCTCCATTTCTTCTTGTGAAATGTGTCCATCACCATTTAAGTCTTTCTTCGCAACCTCATTATCAACTGTTTTGGTTATTTTGTCTGCCATGTGACTATCCTCTCATTTTTTGGTTTTCCTTCTCAATCCTTTCATTCTCTTTTTTAATCCACTCTGATAATAATGCGACATATATTTCTCTCTCATAAGGAATCATGTCTTCAAGTTCTCTCAAATTATATTTATGGTGTTGCATTAACGAAAAATTAGTTTTATAATAATTAGTTAGACTCTCGTGTGAGAGTCCTATTCTAAAAAATTTGAGAGGCCCTCCACAACCACCTCACCCTTGACATTTGTGTTAGGATTAGTAACTTTAATAACATGACGTAATTTTGGCATTGTATCAAAGAAATCCATAATTGATTGTAGTTGGTCATTTGTCATAGAGTCGATAAACTCATTCAATTCACCTTCATTCATGTCAACCCTGTTGTAAATTTTTTCTCCATGATGTATTTCATGCACACACTTGTTTAAAATACTAAACACCATAGACGCATTACCAGCTGAATTTAAGATTCCTTTGATATCATTCAATAATGGATATCTTAAAAAAAGTTTAATATCATCTGATATCTTTATTTCATTTGTGTGATTCGCAGTCATCTGTACATTTACTTCCTGAAGGTTTATTTTAACTGGTACTATTGTTTTGTTATCGTCAGGACAAGTGATTTGTAATTCAGCAGTTTCTCCTATAGATTTTGCACGAATTTGTAAAAATATATACTCAATATCAAATAAAGGTGCTTTAAGAGGGTCTACTTTTCCAAAAGTACACGCTTTAACTAATTCTCCTACTGCGTTTGCAACATCACCTTCATCTTTTGCATCTTGTGCCATGAGTAATATTTTTTGTTCTCTTACAAGAAATGGTCTATAGTTTATTTTTTCATTTGTTGATGGTAACACCAATTGATATTTTGGTGTTTCTAATTTTGGTAAAGCCATTATATTATCCTTATAATCTAGTTAATACCTTTGGTATTTTATTTCTTATTTCTCTCTCAACTCCATTTAATACTACGTCACCTATTCTATTTAGTAGGGGTTTTGGTAGGTCAGCCTCATCTGTTAAATTTTTAAAGTATCTATACTTAAATGTTACACTTACTTTCTGTATCTCTGTTGCTGGTGCATATGACAATGATTGTTCTGCAACCGTTGATGGAAAACACTCAAGTATTTTCACACCAAATCTTTTTTTATTATTTTCATCTAATTGATGTATATCCATTGAACCGACATATTTATCATAATACTCCATTGCAAAAGTTCTATTATCAAAAGAAAGTCTTTGCCATGTTTCAAAAAAGGTTCTCTCTCTCATATCAGTAGAACACTGAAACACACCTGTTATATCACCATAGGTGTAACCTGTTACAACGTCTTTGAGTGGGCCATATAGATTGACATCAGAAGTTGTATCTAAAGTTCTGCCTGGAAAAGAAATAGACTCACAACGTAAACTTGTCTGTCTAGTTATACCCTCACTTGTTTTTTGGGGCATTAGTATTGACATGATGTTTGTGTCTGTACCTACAGGTGAACCACCCACACCACTTGGAGGGTGAAGTGTTACTTCGTACCTAGAAGGTTTTGCATATCCATCATCATTACGAAAACCACTGAGTATCTCATTCATTACACCATACGCAGTTCCTTCTATAAGTCCACCTAAATTAAATTTTGCCATTAAATCATTTTCCTTGAATCTTTATACACTTCTGATTGACTACCCTTCTTAAATCTTTGAACAGGTAGTAGAGTTGCAACTGTAAACTCATCTGCATCTACCCTACGAAATCTTGATTTAACTTTACCAGCAAGATATCTTTTTATTGTTGGTCTAATAAGTCTTACTCTTTTTAACGCAGTATAATTTACATTTAATACTGTAGACTCATCAAACTTTGTGTTGTTACTAAAATCAACAACTCTATCTAATAATTTCATTCTCAATGGTATTGGTAAATAATGAAAGTTTAATCCTAAAAATCCATCATTGTAATTTTCTAATGGTAATACCAATGGAAACGTATCATAATATGGTAACTTCTTTTTTAATTTTGGGTCATAGATAAACATATTTAATCTACCAAAGAATGGATTGGTTGCTTGTTTACCATCTCTAATTAGGTCTAGTGATTTAGGTGTACCAAACTCTCTTATTTTATCACGATACCAATCAGTTGACTTTGGTCTACCCTTTGCAGCTTTAACTACACTTTGGATATACTTACTTGGAACTGCCATCTAGTTTCTCTCTATTCTTTAGGTGTTCTTCTTCTATTAATTCTTTAGACTGTCCATGATACCTTACTGCATAGTGATTGTCAACCATGAAGTCATTAAGTATTACCCACTTGTCAAGGTGTGGTTCGTGAACTCTAAACTTACCGAGTATTCTACCAAACTTACCAGATTTATCTTTTTCTGTAATCAGTGTTTGTATAGAACCAACAGGCATAAATGTGAGAACTAAATCTTTAGCAATATTACCATACTTTTTTTCTTCTAAATCTCTTGTGCGTGACTCTGGTGTATCTATACCATATAACCTGATGCGTTCTTTGTGTAACCAAACACCGAACCCTAAGTCGATATCCACATCAACTGTATCTCCGTCAATTACCTTGACTATTTTACATTTGTACTCGTACATAATACTATTTATACTTCGGATTGAGATGGTCTTCAGTTAGTATCTTAAATTCCATGCCACGATTTGCACACCAATCTTTTGCAGATTTCCATTTTGCATTGTTGATACCCCAAGTCTTTACCTCGTTATACCATTTGCGTGTTCTTTTTTTAGGTGTCTTGGTAGGTTGTTTACATTGGTGTTTAGGTTTAACCTCAATAAGAAACTTCTTGACACCACCTGTAGTTTGTTCTATCTTTATATAGAAGTCTGGAAAGTATCTGTGCATCTTACCGTCCCAAGGCGACCTGTAGGGAACGATTATTTCCTCACTACCCCACTCTACAACTTTATCATTTTTATCACAATAGACCATAAACTTAAGTTCCCACGAAGAACGGTAGACAACCTGTGATGGGTCACCTTTGTATTTTTGTGGGTTCTTTGGAATATATTTACCTTTGTATGTCATGTCGACTAAATACCTTCATAGGAGTATTTATATGGTAGACTTCAGTACGATTGGTAGAAGAGTCACAAGTCAAGTTGTTAATAATGGTTTGCAAAAAGTTGCTGGTAATTTACCAGGCCTGTTAGGGTTAGGTAATAAGAGTGGTTCGGATAATTCTGACACTGCAACTCTTAACAAGAATGAAGTTGATACTAAAATGTTTCAGTTTCCTCTTGATGTTACACAAGACCCAGGCTTAGGTAATCAAGGTCATTATATGATGTTCTATATCAATGAACAATTAGACGCACAATTTAGATTTGCTGGTGAACCTAAAGACGGTACAGAAACTGTTAACGGAGAGGGACAAGAAAGATTTATACCTGATTATCTCGTAAAACAAAGATTAACAAATGCTGGTATTGTTATACCTGAAAAAGTTAAAAATACAGATGGAGTAACTTCTTTATACAATGCTGCTAGAGCTGGTAATCCAAATATTAAATCAAACAGTTATGCAGAAGGTATAGGGTTTGGACAAACAACTAATACTTTATCAAAAATAAAAGAGGGTTCACAAGTAATATCTTTAAAAAGAAAACCAACAAGACGATTAGACACTTGTATTTCATTGTATATGCCAAATACTCTAAATGCAACTTATGGTGCAAGATATGAAGACCAAGCTATAAGTCAACTTGCGTCTGGTGTGGTTGATATGGCAGATGCTTATATGGGCCCTAACGGAGGTAGTTTTCAAGAAGCTGCAAAGGCAGGAAAAAAGAAAATACTTGGAGAGATGAACAAAAGACTTATATTAAAAGGTTTAAGTCTTGTAGATGCACTTGGTGTAACTGGCGCAAGAGAAGCATTTGAGATAGACCAAGGGTCAGTTATAACAGACAGAATGGAACTTGCATTTAAAAATGTAAACAGAAGAAACTTTACATACAACTTTAAATTGATGCCAAAAAACTCAAGAGAAGCAGATGAGATAAGAAAAATTATTACAATGTTTAAGGTAAATATGTTACCAGAAATGAAAAAGGGTAGACAGTTATCAACTATGAACTTTCCAAATACTTTTGATATAAGATATATGTATGCTGGTAAAGACAACGATTATATACACAGAGTTTCAACTTGTGTATTAGAAACTATGACTGTGACTTATGGTGGAGATAGATATAAAACATTTAAACCTCATAATTCAGAAGGTGCTCCAGTTGTAGAAACAACTATGAATCTAAACTTCAAAGAATTAGAAATAATTACAAGAGAAAGAGCTTTAGAGGGTTATTAATATGTATTTTCAAGAATTTCCCACTATTATATACGACTCTGTTGGTGACGGTAATTTTAAAGATGTAAAAAATCTTCTAAGAAGAGTTGGTTTGAGAGTCGCAGTAAGAACAAATATTTTATTGTACGATACCTATGATGTGAAAGAAGGTGAAACACCAGAGATTATTGCATCTAAACTTTATGGTGACCCAGAACTACATTGGGTGATACTTATGATAAACAATGTAACTGATAGGTTTCACCAATGGCCTTTATCAACTCCACAGTTTTTAGATTTTATAAATGACAAATACAGTAACCCAGATGGTATTCATCATTATGAAGTTCCACAAAGTTCTGGTAACACAAAAACTAAAATAGAAATATTTAACGAGGTTGATGAAGATGCGTATACAGGTTTAACACCAATAACAAATCGTGAGTATGAAGAAAACAGACAAGACGATATAAGACAAATAAGACTAATAGACCCAACTTATGTTGGACAGTTTGTTAGTGAATTTAAAACATTAATGAAAGAAACAGCAATCTAATGAGCTCAGTAACAAGAAGTGGTGAGTACAAGGTTGATAAATTACAAATTATATCATCAACTGGTGTCACAGAAATAAATTTTGAAGTAAGTGTTTTACAAATGGAAATAATAGAGAGTTTGTTCTCTAATACTATTTTTGCAGAGTTTTTGATTATCGACAATAACAACTTAATATCTAATATGCATTTCACTGGTCAAGAATTTATTATATTAAAAATAAGTATGCCTTCACTTGAAGAAACACCAACAGTAGAAAAGGTGTTCTCTGTTTTAAGTGTTACGAATAGAAATGATTTGACTACTGGCACTCAAGCATATATGTTAAACTGTTCGTCACCAGAAATATTAAGAAGTAATAGAGTTAGAGTCAACTTAAGTTAT